TAAGTGACATTTTAAATGATGATGATTATGACCAAGTAATCATTGTTCGTTCAGCAGTACAAACAAGAGAGCAAGGATTTATGCCTGGCACTCAAGCTCAAAAAGAAGCAGTTTATTCAGTACCTTATGCTGATATAGTAAATAATTTATTTGGCAGAGGAGATGCTTGGGAAATATTAAAACAAAAGCACTCTGTTAAATTTATGACATCGTCGTTCGTTCGCGGACTTACATTTGATAATTCTATTATTATTGTAGACGAATGTCAAAGTATGACATACCACGAGTTAGATAGTATTATTACTCGTGTAGGTGAAACATCAAGAATCATATTCTGTGGTGATACAGCGCAAGACGATCTTGCCGGAAGCAGGAATCGGAATGATACATCCGGTCTTGCAGAATTTATTAATGTATTAAAAAGGATGGACCATTCTTTCAAAGTAGTTCAATTTGGAATTGAAGATATTGTAAGAAGTGGTTTAGTTAAAGAATATATTATCGCAAAGGAGAGACAATCAACTCGGCCGTCGTTAGCAATGACTGCTTAGAGAACACGGGGACCTTCGGGTCCCCACCCCAACTTTATTATGAAATTATTTGAACATAACTCTGAGGCACCAGTCCTCGAAAAATTAACAAGATCTTCGGTAAATGGAAAAC